AGAATAATAGAGAACACCCCCCGGGGGTATATTCCCCCCACATCTGAGGGAGTGCTCCGCGTCCGCCTCTGGCGTCCTGCCACCGGCTCCCGGCTCCAGGCTCCAGGTCGCTTGCCTCTTGTCGTCTAGAACAGACAGTCACACTCGAACAGTAGGCCTGTGATGCGGGTTTCTTGTTTGAAAGATGAACCATAGAAGAACAATCCAACATTACCATTGTTATATCCCAAACCACCACGCATGTATAAACCATCAACATCACTGGCATAGTTGGTCGGACACGGTTTATCAAGTTCAGTCATGAAACCTAAATTAGTAATACTCCTATAAATTGGTCTATTATCTGTACCAGTAACGGTAACCCAATCGCCACTAGTAGTAAATAACACACTACCGATTAAATGACCCAAGAATGGATTAAACATTAAATTAGATGTGACGGTACCGTCTACGGTTTGGTCATAACTATTAGCTATATAGTGAACTTGTTCGGCGGTTACTGTTAAATAATCGCCTTGGCCACCATTTAACATGTTTATGATATAACCGCAAAGCCTTTGAATACCTTTAGTATTCGGGTGGTAACCGTCGCTTGCGAAACAATCATTACCATTTCCAAATAACCAAGTGTAAGCTTTAAAAACATTCCAACCAAGCGAATTACCTTTTTGTGATACTTGACTAAATAACAAATAATTTGCATTTGTAAACGACCTACGAACATGATTGTAATATGCAAAGTAAATTTTTGCTTTTGGCGTATGCTCTTTAATAGCATCGTCCAAGGTTTGCATTGCACCCATTATTTGCGTCGCGTTATAACTTGCGTCGATGTCATTAATACCACCATAAATTATAATTTCTTTCACAAATTCTAATTTATTTGTATTCTCTTCATCAGTTGCCCAGTCGGTAAATTCAGTTATAAAGTCGGTATTTCCAGACTTTTTACAAAAACCGGTTGCGCCTAAACTTAAATTAATTACCTCTTTATCAGGGTTTAACTGTGTAAACTTAGTAACCCACGTATCAGCACCGTCACGAGCCGAAACGCTTGCGCCGTCTGTTGATGACCAGCTATCACCGATTACTAATAATATAGGTTTTGTGTTAAATTTGTTAGTTAAATTGTCTAAATTTGTATTAATTTCTTCTATTTGTGGTGTTATATTTTCATTAATATTATTTTGTAAATCTGATAAAAATTTATTCGGCATTTTCTCAGCTATCAAATCCGGATAATTTGTTAGTGATAAGATATTTTCATCGTCTACATGGTCGGTGTTAACAAGTTTTCTAACTTTATAAAATACACCGTAACCGTCTAAGAGTTCGTTTGTACCATAAGTATAAGTGAAAGCACCGTCATTTAAATTACTTGCATTTTTTAAATCTGATTTTGTATTATAAGCAAGAACGCTTGCAAGTTCTAGATAAGCACCTATGATATTTTGTAAAGTTCCGTCTTGTGCCATTTCGTCTAATTTTGTATTGATTTCCTCTTGAACGTCTAAATTTTTAAAGTAATTATCTACATAATTTGTAAGTTCTGTAAATTTATTTTGTAATTCAGTGACCGCGTCGGCGTTGTTATTTACTGCCTCAACCATTTCGCCAATGTAATTACGTAAAGCACAAAGGGTTTCATAATATGATAGACTTTCATCATAACTAAGTGGGATAACATGTTGACAAAATGTTATAAAAGGTGACATATTGTCAATATTTCTATTTGTATTTGCCATTATATCTACTTCCTTTCTTTAAAATATACCCATAAATAAATCTTCTAACTGGTTTATTACTTCAATGTCAATAGCAAGTAAGTTGTTTTTTACTCCTATTAAGACCTCATATGCATATCTGTTACCGTTGTTTCCTTGAATTTTTTTAATATAATCCTCAACGGTTTTACCCGTTGTTTTAGAATTATCATTTACGTTTGAGTTTGCACCACCAAACGAAATATTATCGGCGTAACTAAAGTTATTAATGTTACTTTGCGTTAAATTTCCTTGTGGGGTGTTTTGTGAGACATTTTTATTGTCGGTGTTTGAGTTAGAACTTGATGTACTCGTACCGTCAGTATTAACATTGTGTGTATAACTTTCGGTTAAATTAACATTCATATCTATACCCGACTCCAGTAAATCTTTTTGTAAATTATAAAGTGCATTGTAATAAGGCATTATTTCCTCCATACGGTTATTAAGTTGCATTTTGAAAAGCTCGGCGGTTTCGAAACCAATTTCACTAATATAATAATGTTTGATAATCATATCGTTTAGATGTTCGCGGTAACTTTCATCAAATATAGGATAGTCTTTCAAACCCAAATCAAAACCGTTTTCAACTAAATTTTTAATTGTTGTCGTGTATTTGCTCATAGTCTTCATCTCCTATATTATCATATTCATCTAAATCGATATTATCGAATAAATCGGAATTTACCTTTACTTTGATATTTAAACCGTATTTTTTATTAAGCCTTTTGCATGCGTCAAGCCTTGGTTTGTAAAATATATTTAAACAATATTTTATAAAATCATCGTTTGATTTAACCTCGTCAACTATCATTCGTTCACGTTTGTCGGTATTTGCTGAATTAATACCTAAAAATGTTAAATAATCATTTAAAATGTCATGTTTGTGATCTTCCAGTTTATCAAGTAAATAATCAACTTTGGTATTAATCGAATTTATTTTCTCTGTTAAATTAAAATTTTTACGTCCAAATATTACAGGCATATTGCCCGAGTACTGCATATATACATTTTTTAATGTAAGCATAGACTTTTCATCGCCTTCAAGTAATACCGGGGTTTTAAGTCCAAACCGGTTTACGTCCATAGTTCTTTCGGACTCATAAAGCCTAGTTGCGTATAACTGCGTCGTCATTGATGTAGGATACTCTTCGAAATTATTTTGAATATAAACGCATTCATCAAAGTCAATATGTTTAGTGTATCCGATAGACCAAAGCATTAAACGAGCTGGTAAGTGATAAACGTTTAGTTTGTCGCTGGGGTTTGCATTTAAAACAAGATAACCTTTTTCAGGGTCTTTATAAAAAGCCGCGCGACCATAGAAGAATAAAGCATTTTCAAGCATTCTTGTTGCTCCAAAACCAAACACGTCGTCGAGGCCTTCCCACTCAAACATGTTAGTGGCTATGTTTTGGAGTCTTCTAAACCAATCATCATATGTCGCATTATTTATCAAAGCACTTAGGTCTTGCTCGGTAAATTTTTTTCTAAAATTCATTTTTGACATTTTACCACCTTATTTTTATTTCTCCTTTCTATTTATATTATACCATTGTTTTGATTGTAATCATAGATTGTATTAGGATTGTGCCAAATTGTGACCCCATTATCGAACATAGTTTTTATTTCTTCCATTTCAGTTTGCGGGATATTACCTTTTAAATTAAAACCGATTGTTTTTAAATAATTCCAGTTTTGTCTAGTTCTAACGTTTGGCGTTTCGACTCTATTTATTTGATATCCATATTTTGAGAAATAATCATCAATAATTCTGGCAAACTCTTGTTTGATAGTCATAGTATATACATGTAAAGTATTGTCAAGTGTTGTCGTTGCAATATCTCCAGAATTTAAATTACCGGCCGTTTGTGGTGGGATTTTTGCATGTGTTTCTACTTCCTTATCTCTTTGTTTTACCGCCATATAGTTATTTGCATATCTTGAGGCTGCGCCTCCAATATCTAGATGTAAAAGGTCTGAAAACATGTCAAGACCAGTAAATCCCATTTGTACATCTGGTGTGGTTAAATTTACGGCATTTTGTGTTATCCAGTTTGTGAACTGGTCAGTACTCCAGTTAAGTTGAGGAAGTTTTCCACCAGAAATACCACCGTCAAAATAATCGGCTACACCTTGATAATCGAGCGGTGTATAGTGGATAGAACAACTAGGCGTCAGCGTTCCTTCAATATTTACCTTTAAGTAGTTATCCTTGCATAACTCCGGTCTAAATTCTGCATGTGCACCGACTCCGTTTGTAATCATGAAATAACAATATGGATAAGTAAAGAGTTTGTTGTTTTTCGGAACATAACCATTTAAGTTTTTGACGATATCAGTTTGTACAGTTTGCAAATTCTCCGGATTAGAAGTGTAGTCGACTTTTCCTTTGGACTGGCTACTAGTGTATCCATGAACTAACCAAGTTGGAGCAATAAATATACTTGAGACTGCTTCAATCTTATTTGCATTTGCTAGTTTTTGTAAGTCGTTTGCTAATTCGGCCGTATTTTGTATACGATACCAATAATAACCTACACCCGAAAAAGTCCCGGTGTAATTTCCACCAAAGTCGTTTTCCATATTACCACTTTGTAAATTTGCGGTACTACCAACAACTATACAATAGTTTTCGCGTGTGTTTTCTAGTTTAAACATTTCATTGCAAATATATTCGCCAGTTTCCAAGCCTTCGGGTACGGTATTCGCACCTCTTGAGTCATTTGTTACATGTTTTCGCTCGATAAAAGACGGCATATACTGGATATCAAAACCCCAAGTTTGCCATGCGTCAGTAGTGAAATATATACCTGTAGTATTCTCAGAAATATATTCCATTCTGTCAATAAAACAATAGTAATATTTCCCACTTGACGGGTTTTTATAAAACAAATAGTTATTTGCTACAAGTTCATCAAGATTACCCTCGACTTTTATCATGTTATCTTTTTTAACGTATACATAATCGTTATACGTTTTATTGACTCTACTTCTAAAATAATTTAACTGGTCATTTTGTGATGTAAAGTCTATAATGTCCGCGTGTGATTTTGTAAACGGTACATCGCATAAATAAATTTGCGAACTAGGATTATAAGTCATTTTTTCATCTCCTTTACTAAAAAACAGAAGCTTATGCTCCTGTCTGTGTAACATTAACAGTTTGCTCTGCCTTAACACCATTTGAAGCAACTGCTTTTAGTTTTGTAGAACCGACCTTAAGTGGCTTAACTGTAACATTAGTATTTGTATTTACTGTTACGCTTGCTACTGTAGGATCTTCAACTGTGTAGTCGATTGTCGTGTCTGCGCCTTCTGGTGTAACAGTAACATCAACTGCTTTTCCTTCAGGAGCGTCCATTGTTAAAGCAATTGCACCACTGCCAACGGTTATAGCTGTAACGTCTTTAGGTTCTTCAGTACATAAAGCCACGGCATTACTAAATGGGCATATTGCGAACGTTTCCCATGCATGGAGGTAGAAATTCCAGGCCATTACTTCGGGGTTGTAGAAGGTGTCAAATCTGAATATGTTATCGTAAATCTGGAACCAACTTTCATCACAAATTATTCCAAGTAAATCAGGGTTTTCAAATTTATCGACTTTGTAAACTCTTCCCATGAATTCAGCTTTATCAATGTTAAATGCTCTTGCTAGTGAGTCGATATCAATTGCATTCATAACATCGGCACGAATTACTAGACAAATTCTATCCTTATCAGTCCAAGTAGTGATAGTTCCTTTGGCACCGCTAAATTTAGAATAAGCGTTGTAATCAGTACTAGGAAAAGTCATGTAATCATAAATAGTTTTAACGGCCTTTAAAAATGCGTTTGCGCTTGCCTCGTCTGTAGGGTTTGTAACAACTTCTGTGATAACTTTGTTGTTATCATAAGCCCCGTCAACTAAAGCCTTTGTAAATTTAAATTCGTCGATGTAGTTTCCAGAATATAAACTGTTAGTTATACTATCAACATAAGCATCAAAGTTTTCCCAACTAGTAAATGCGGCTTGTAAAGCTTCACGTGTAACAGTTTTCTTATAAAAGTCTTGACGATTACGTCTATAATAAGCAACGTTTGTATCTGGGTCGTTTAAAGTTAAAAGTCTTTGTGCGGCCTGGTCGCTTATTTCATACTCGTTTCTCTCGGCTGGGTTAGTGTATAAGTCTTGAATATCTGTACCAAGAGGCATAGACCCTTTTTTAAATACACTAAGAGGATTATCATAGGTTTTGTTTCTGATGATAGTCATCGCAATCCTATTAACTAAGTTGTTAACAAACTGATTTAATTGTGGTTGATATTCATCGTTAAACAAAATATTTGAAATGTCCCCGATGTTGTTGTTTGTTGCTTTTGGTAATGCTTCCAAACTTTTATCTTTAGCTATCGTTGCATTATAAATTCTTGCACCTTTAGATAATTTACTTGTTTTACTAGGCATCTTTTATCTCTCCTTTCTCATCAATTAAGTCGCAGAGTATTTCATCAATTGTAACTTGCTCTTCTTTTTCTTCTTTAACTTCTTCCGCTTCCTCTTCTTTTTCAAAACCAATTTTTTGGAATAACTTTCCGTTAGTTTTTAGTAGCTCTTCCTTGTCTGTCTTTAACTGTGCGTTTTCTTCAGTTAGACTAGTTACTTGGTCAAGTAAACCTTTATAAGAAGAAAGTACGTTCAAAGTGTCTTCAGAAATTAAAGCGCTTGAGTCCTCGCCGATTTTTTCTCTCATGGTATTAATGAGTGTTTCTAACTCTTCGTATGTCATGTTTTCTTTCTCTCCTTTCCTTATTTATATTATAACACATGTAATTTTTCTGTCAATTTACATTTTGCGTAAACGTCTTGCATAAAGTACCCACGGAAAACGCCCACGTTTACTAGTTCCTGGGCTTGGGCTTGGACCTGGTCCAGGACCAGGCGTACCGTTATAAATCCACTGCGAATTTTTTACATTATCAATTCCCATAAACTGAGTGGGATCCAGATAATCTGATTTGTTATAAGACCACGTCCACCGATTATTTTTCATAACTTGCATTTCAACATGTAAGTGAATACCAGTTGACTCGCCCGTTGTTCCTTCGATACCTACTTGCGTGCCTACCGATACCCTATCCCCAACACTAACACTAAAGCTTTTTAAATGCATGTAAAGGGTGGCCGTGTTATCATCGGCTTTAATAATAATAGCATTTCCCATGGAGCTATCGTTATGGTATAGTTTGAAAACTGTGCCATTTAGCATGGAATAAACTGGATCATTCGCGCCCGTCGAGATGTCAAGTCCACGGTGTATAGTTCCACCTCTGTTACTCCACCAAGGCGAGGTTACCGTAAACGTTTTATTAATAAATGGGGCAATCCTTGCGTTACCGACTGCCATTTAAAACCCTCTTAATTTTTCAAGTAATTCTAAATTTTGTTTTGCTGTGCCAGAATAATTTTTAATACCATTTTCTTTAGCTAGTTTCTTGCGATTTTTATAGCTTGAGTCTATACCTACGCTTTTTAGATAATCAACAATAGAATTTCCTTGATAATTACTAGTTTTTTTACCTCGTAAAATTTCAAGTAACTTTAAGTTTTGCTCGGCTGTTCCAGTATAATTATTTATACCATTTTCTTTAGCAAGTTTTTTACGGTTATTATAACTTGAGTCAATACCTACGCTTTTAAGATAATCAACGATTGAATTTCCCTTATATTCCGAACTTTCATTATTTTCATTTTTTATAATGTTATCATCATATAAATAGTTCATGTCAACATTTCCTTTTATCCCGTTTACATTTCCTTTACTTGTATATTGCCAAATTGAATATCTGTCTTTATATGTTGGGTTATTGTTCCACTCGGCAAGCCAAATTGTTACGTCTACATTTGCTAGTAAATTATTTACATCAATTTTATTTAAAAGCCAGTATTTGTTTGCGTAAATTCCTGATTTATAACCATTATTTTTAACATAAGTGCAAAATTCAGTTGCGAATGAAGTAATTTCAACTTTATTGCATTTAGAAGTTTTTTCGTCTTCCAAGTCTAAAAATACCGGTAAATCTAAATGTTTTCCAGCAAGCCATTTTATAACTGCCTCTTTTTCTTGTGTTATGTCACTTGGACTATCTGCGTAAGAGTAAATATAAGCGCCAACTAGCAAACCGTTTGCCTTAGCATTTTTATAATTTTCTTCAAATTTATCATCTTTTACGGGAGCGCTTCCACCGTAACCAATTCTAATAATTACAAATTTTATACCAGACTCTTTAACTTTTTTAAAGTCAATCGTACCATTATGTTTAGATACGTCAATTCCTTTTTTCATTTTAATCACCTTCTTTTATATTTAATTTATCTTTCAAACATTTTGGAATAAATCCTAATTTTGCGCAGTTCTCGGCAATACTTATTATTTCCATTAAACTTATATAAATAATTAAACCTATATAAATAGAATGTAAACCAAAGAACACATCAAGTAAGATTCCAACTGCGATGAACACACATTCGGCAAATTTGTGGCCAATCCCTTTACGCATAACGCTCGAGTCGAGCTTTCCTTTTAACCACGCATTTATTACCCCGGTTAGAATATCTATTACAATTAAAATAAGAGGTAACAAAATCGCAAGCCGTTCATTTGTAAACTTTAAATTTGCTATTATATCTTCCATTATCATCACCACCTTTGCTATATATCAAAAAAGGGCTTTACGCCCAAAATTTTTTCGGCGGTGACAATATTTTAAAACCGGGGAACAACCCCAAAAACTTATAGGCTTGCTCATCACAAGTAGTCGCCCTATAAATTCAGTTTTAATTAAATAAATGTTCCTACCACTTTAATTATACCATTAATGAAGGTATCTTAGCAAGTCCCCTAAAACCTCGTTTTTAATATTTTGACTCTCAAAAAATAACTTGCTATCATAATAAAAGTTAGTTAAAAGTTTAAATAAAAGATTTCCTCTTTTTCTTATATATAAATTATTTTCTGCATGCGCTTCGTAATTGAGTGTGACTTTAAGTGGATGTTTGTCATCGACTTTATTTGATACAAACATCTCAGATGTGGACGCGTCTATATAAACACCATAATTGTGATGAACCATACAAATAGTAAATTTGTACTTTGCGTTTTTTGTTTTTTTCTTTATAAAAGATTTCGAGTCGTTATAAAACTCATTGTCTATCGCATACTTTCCGTATTTTGTGCCCTCAACTAAACGCCCAAACTCTGTTTGTTTCTTTACTTCTCGGTATTTTTCATTTTTACTATACCACACTAGTATTAAACCGTTTTTAAATGTTTTAAACTCTGAGTTATAAGGCAAAGATAGATTAAATTCCAAAAAGTAAGGGTTTGTTTCACTCGACGCGTTACTAATCATAATAATTTTTAATTTTCTAAGTCTTCCAATACTTTCAATCAAATCCAAAAAGGCTTGAACTTCATTCGGTAAATAGCGGTAAGTGCCTTTTGTAATAAACGCTTCGTCAAAAATAATTGTATCTACATTTTCAAAACTTGCTGATTTTTCAATTAGTGATGTCGATAGTGTGATGAAAAAACCGGCTATTTTTTCATTCACTAAAGCGGTTTCCTTGGTGTTACTGAGTGTTACATTTTTTAACTCATTATCTTTTTTAATCTGATCAAAAAAGACGGGGTTATCTTTTCCTTTAAAACATGCTTTTTTAAGCTCTTTGGAATACCTACGAACATAAACAAATTGCTTTCCGGTTTTCAAAAAATGTTTTACAACGTATTTTTTCGCACCGTAAGATTTCCCAACACCGCGCTCGCCAATAATTATATTTAAAAAAGCATTATAGCTAAGTACCTTATTAAAATCTAAAAATATATTATCTTTATTTAATTTTGAAATCTGTGTCGACAAGAACAACACCCCCCTTGGTATATTTGTACCTTAATTTATGTCCAATTTTTTCAACTTCATCATCATAATCTTTTGTTGTAAAACCTATTTTAAAATTGTCAAAATTTATTATTTTAGAAAGTTTCTTAGGTAGTCCTGCTATGGTTGAATGCACGACGCCGTCTGGCGACTGTTCAATATAACATTTTTGCCTTAAATATTTTCCTTTTATAAATTCGCTTTCAATTTTCCACGCGCCAAGCCGGTAATCATCAACATCAACAAATTTCGCTAGTTCTTCCCCGTCCATATAAAGCATGTGTATACTATCAGTATCTGAATAAATATAGTAATCTTTATTATACTTTTGCATTGTATAATCGCGAATTGCTTGCGACGTTTCTATTGTTTTTCTTCTTGCGTAAGAAGTGATAAACGTTGCAATGGGAATGTATATAGTTTTTCCAATCTCCCGAGGGTTATATTCAAACTTTAAAACTTCGTCATCACTTAAATAAGGTCTTTTTGTCCTAACGTTTGGGTTTGCGCCAAATTTTCCGTAAAGTGAATTCATCATTAATTTAGCTACTAAATACCGCGCGCCGTTTCCTTCTTTTTTCGCTTTTATTTTTTCTGCGCTCCAAAAATCAATGTATTTGTTAAAAATACCCTTAACACCCTTGAATTTAAACCCACCGAAAAATGTTAAATCAAAAACATCGTAATGTTTAAAAAATAAATCTAAATCAACATTTGTAAGTGTAAGTGTGACGATATCGCCGTGTGAGTCTTCCAAATATTCGTTTGGTATAAATGATAAATTACCTTTAATTTGTATAGTAGGTATCATATCCTTTTTTATTTTAAAAGAGCAACTTAACGTTTGAACATATAGAGGATATAACAAATCTTTTTTATATTCGCCCTCAAACCAAACCGGCTCGCCGATAGGCAATTTTTCATTTTTCATAACGCTTGGGTAAAGCGAATTCACATCTAAAACTATTCCGCGCCCGGCTTCTTTCTCTTTGTATTTTGGGGATAGATAAGTAAAGCCACCCTTATAACTGCGCCTTATGTTTTCATCAACTTCATAATCAAGATCTGGAAAATAAGTTAAAAAATTTTTGTTTAACTCTTTATAATTATGTAGGGCGTCTGAGGCTATCGTCATTTTAGTTAAACCCATGTCAAAACAAATCTTTAAGGCACGCGCCATTATTTCGACGTCGTTTCTTATATAATCAATTTCATGTTTGGTTAGTTCGTGCCCAATCTCTCTTTTTTCTGTATAGTCAAGCTTTAGTTTTCTAATAGATAAGTCAAAATCTTTTGCTATTTTCTCAACACTAAAATTCAAAATTTTTAAACTATCAAAAATTGTTACTTTGTTAACTTTGTTTTTAGTTACTTTAAAGAATATTTCCATTGAATAAAACGCGCCCATTTCGTTGATTAAACAAGTAAACGTCTTATCCCTTTTTTCTTTTTTATCTTTTATATACTCAAAGCCATTTTTTAAAAGCCACCATAAAATAAAACTCGCGTCAAATTTTAAATTGTGAAAATAAAGTGTTAAATTTTTTCGCTCTGCGCATTTTTTAATAAACGAGTCTATTGAATTTCCATAAATGAAATTTTCGGGGTTTCCTATTTCACACATCGCCCATGCCCAGACCCGACAATCATTAATATCCGTCGTCGTTTCAAAGTCTGCAGTAAACATTATTTATAACTTTTTAAAATCTCGGGCAAATTGTCAAAAAGATTGTCGTAAAGCTCGCCGATATCGTCGAATACATCTTCTAACCCCGCACCGTCAAAGTTATTCATTTGTAAAAGATAATAGTTGTCTAAAATATTTTTTATTGCTTCTTCGGTGTCAAACAAACGAACAAAATCATTAGTTGATAAATTCATGAGTTGCTCGCTCATTTCTTCAATTTTTCTGCCGTCATACCCGGCAAGGTAACCCGTTTGCATAAGCATATCTATGTAGTTTTCTTTAAATATCCTATCCTTATAGCTAGAGGCTTCTTGTTTATTTAAATAGGTTTGATATCTTTGATATTCTTCTGCATTTAAAGTCATAAGGTTTTTATTTAAAGCTTGCCGTTTTGCTCTTAAAGTCGTTAGTTTCACATCTTCCATTCTCCCGCGCGTTTGTCCCGTTGGTTCGCCGAATATAGTCGACTCGATGTTTGTATACTGATTAATCTTTCTAGTTAAAAGTCTTTTTACACGTGTTGACTCTCTTTTTGTGACTGCTATATTGTAACGTGATGTTATATATCCACCTTCGGTTATAACTTTTTGTTCTGCACCACGTTTTGAAAACATTCTTAAATAATTAAGACGACGCCTTAGATCACGGCGCGAGTCATATCCTTTTTTAAAATCTGATACTTTTACTTTCTCGGGCAAAACAATGTTATCGTCCTCTAGTTTTTCAAGTCTGCGAATTTTTGCATTAAAGTTATTTACAGTACGCCTAATTTCGGCGTTTAATTTTTTATCATATCTAATCATATTCAATTATCCCCTTTATTTTATAATCTTCTGGCATATATTTATTTCTAGTTTTGTCGTAAACTCTAAATCCACGTTTTTCAACTTTTTTGTAATAGTCTAAAATCAAAATTCTATAAAAATCACATTTTTGCATAAAACGAACGTCAATTTTGTTCGAATGGTTTGAGATATAGTTGATATAGTTATCCATAAATTTATGTAAATAAAATTCTGATGAAAAATAAAAGTCATAAAACGCTGTTGAATAAATATATTCACTTTCTGTTAAGTCATAATAAACTCTTTGCACTTTTTATCACCTCCCCTTTATTATATCATTTAAAATAAAAGGCTATATGTTTTTATAACCTAAATTATTTCTAAACTTAAGATTTGTTTGTTGTTCTTAATAGGAACTTTTACAACTTTAACGGTAAGTGGTTCGGTCCAAACGTTTGGTGTTCCAAAGATTGACATAATTTCAATTAATATATTGTAAATACCAAATGATCCAGTTGCGTAAGTCATACCGTTTTCATCAAATAAAATGATACGTACTTTGTCCTCAACTTCTCCAGTTTCTTCGTTTAGCTTACTGTATTTACTAACGTAAACGTCTTTTAGATTGATTTCAGTTCCAACACAATCGTTTAAAAGTGCGTCGGCTCTTTGTAATTTATTAAATAAGTTTTTCTTTTCTTCCATGTTTTGCAAATTTACACTGCAAAATGTTTTTTCATTGTCGATTAAATTTTCTTGTTTTACTGTTAATTCATTATTCATGTTTTAAATTCAACTCCTTTAAATATTTATTAATTTTTGACTCAAATAAAGATGATAATAGTTTTTCTTCATACTTAGGAAAAAATCTTTTATTTTTAATAGAAATTTTTGTTTTTCCTTTTCGTTTTTTAAAACTAATTATTAATTTTTTCATATAGCCTCCTCGGTGGTTAATTTCCACCTTGAGGATATCAAGTTAAGTTTTGTTTGATGTGATGTGATAAATATAGGTTATGTATTTGTTTTTGTATATTATTAGTACTGATAGAATGAAATAACTGTTTTTACGGAATTGCCCATTTTTCTTGATACCCTCAAGCTAGAAACTAGCCCATGTTTTATTTGTTGTATTTTTCGACTATATCACACACGCCATAAACTAAAACACCTAACTTTAATAATAAGTCATTTAGTTCTTTATAATCTTTTTTCGAAAATTTTTCAGTTTCTAAAGTGTCTTCGAAAAAGTTAAAGCCAGCGTGTAGTAGGTTGCATAAAATTAATGATTTACTGTAATTTTTATCGTTTTTAATTCTAATTTCTATCATATTATCACTCCT